AGCCAGACGCGCCGTCCGGTGCCCGTGGCCGTGCCCGCGACGATGAGGATGTGCGAGCCGTCGCTGTCCATGTCAGCAGCCTGCCAGTAGCGGTGCAGGTGGCTGCCCGGCTCGGCCAACGCCCAGCCCGAGCCCTTGTCGTCGGAGAGGAAGAACTGCCCCTCGGTGAGACTGTCATAGCGGTTGTGCCCGGCGAGCAGCATGGAGCCGTCGTCGTCGGCCGCAAAGCAGGCCCACTTGCGGTTCACGTCGCCCTCGGGCCGCACCTCGCGCCACTCGGCGAGCGGGGTCAGGGGATAGGCGTTGATCGACAAGCCACCGTCGTCGTTCGCCACACCGTAGAGGACGTTCTGATTGAGGCCCGCGCTCATGCACAGCCCGTGCTCGTTGCGCTCGACGTTGAAGCCAGGGAGGACTCCGGTGCCAGCGGGATAGCCAATGTCGGGTGTCATGCTGTGTTTCCCGATGCCCGAGACACGACTTCGAAGGTGTCGGGGCTGGAGCGCGGCCCCTGGTCGGTCTGCCAGTTGTCGAGATCGGAGTCGACGTAAATGGCGCGGAACGCCTTATGGTCGCGGAGCGACACCAGCGAGCAGGCGTAGGTCAGGGTGTAGCCCATGCTCCCCGACAGGTCTGAGACGATCTGCTCAAGCCGCCCGTGGAACAGGACTTGGCCCTTGTACTCGACGTGCAGCCCCTTGAGCAGCTTGGGCGCGCCCCTGGTGAGATCGTGCGCTACGCTCAGAGTCGCAGCCTTCGGCCCGCCTTCGTTGTCGAGTTCGATGGTGAAGTCGCTGATCTCGGCACGGCGCACCGCGAGGCCGTTGATCGTCACGTCCATGCTCAGCAACTCGTTGTCCGCGAAGTCGGGTACGCCGTAGGGGCCAACGGGGATGTATGGCGGCAGGACTTCGCCCCCGCTCATCCTGGCCCAACTGCCGAAGTGAATGTAGCCGTGCGCCTGCATCGTGTCCTCGCCCTGGGGCACGGCGGTCATCCACGCGGAGCCCCCCAGGGAGACGCTTCCTGTCGCGGAGATGGGCGTCGCGCCAGTGAGGAAGCCGTAGGCGTCGAGGCTGATCGAACCGATGGCTTGAATGTCTGCATCGTGCAGGTTGAGGACGCTGCCGACCGCCTCCTCTGAGGCGACGCCATCGGGATAAGCGGTCTGATCGGCCACGTCAAACGAAGTCCAGGACGAGATCGCCCGCGAGGAACTTCGGCGTCTCGCCGATCACGAACAGTCGGGGCGAAGTGAGGAGAATGAACCAGAGGCGGTTGCCCGCCGTCGGGTCATCGTAGGCTTCGACGGCCACGACTTCATCCTCGTAGTCCTCCGTCTCGATCAAGACCCAGGCGACCTCGGCGGTGTTCTCCAAGTTCCCGGCCCCGTCGTTCGTCCAACCCGACTGCGCGAACGTCTTGCGGTCGTAGTCATCGGCGGTGATCTCCGTCCCGGCGACGGTCTTGGTCGGCGTCGTCGTCGCGAGCGCGAGGTAGACCGTGGCTGGCCCTTGGTACGCCGTCCCGCCCGCAGCGGCGTCAGCGATCAGGTGGGCGGTGTACTCGGTGGCTGGCATCGGCTCCTCCTAGTTCGGCAGACAGTTGAGCGTCACCGAGTAGTAGATGAGCCCGGTGATCGACGAGTGCAGCTCGTAGTTGAAGGCAAAGTCCTCGTTCTTGAAGACGCGGAAGCTCGCCCCGCCGATGATCGACAGGGAGTTGGTCTTCTTCGCGATCTCGGCCTGCAGCAAAGCCCGCTCAGCCTCGGCGTTGGGCGGCTTGAAGACGCCAGCGATGGTCACGGGCAGGTAGCCCGCGATGTAGTCGACGGTCTGCACGGGCTCCAGGGAGAGGGCGTTGGCCTGCACTCCGATGGTGCGCGGCAGGGGGCCAACGTCGATCTTGGTCGAGTGGAAGGTGAAGGTTCCGAGTGTGACCAGGCTAGGCATTCTGACCCACCATCTGTCGGAGTACGCCCGCCATCAGCCGGTCGCCCGCCATGCGGGCTAGCTTCTCTGCGGCCTGGCGGTCGGTGCCGTTGACGTTAGCGATGTTGATAACCACGCTGACGCCGCCGCCACCGCCCTTGCCCATCGCTTCGACGAAGGTCTTGACCTTGCTGTTCGGGACGACCCACTCGCCCTCGCCGCCCTCGCCGCCGACGAACGGCACGCCCCCCGTCGTGGCCGGGATGTAGGCTCCTCGCGCATGCTTGGCGCGCGGGTTGAACCCCTTGCCCCCTGCGGTCGAGACGGTCTGGTCGCCGCCCAGGCCGAGCCACTTCTTCACCCGCTCATAGGCGCCCTTGAGCTTGTCGAGGATCGCGGTGATCTGCTTCCAAATCCAGTCGACCACGCCCTTGATCACGCCCTTGAGCCCGTTCCAGATGGACGACGTGATCTCCCTGACCTTGTGCCATGCCTTCCTGACGACGCCGATGACCCGCTGAACGGTGTGGACGACGCGCATGACCCCGGCGACCTCGCGGCGCACGACCCACTGAATCGCCCGCCAGATCGCTGCCGTGACCGTCTTGATGCCGTTCCAGACCGCGCGCACAACGGCGACCGCGAGCTTGATCCCCCAGATGATGTTCTTGATGTAGAGGACAGCGATCTTGACGTGCAGCATGACCAGGGGCCAGACCTTCTTCGTGACGACGAGCAGCACGTCCCACGCCTTGTGCAGCACCCTGCCGATGGCCGCGAAGACCGCCTTGAGTCCACCCCAGAGGGCCTTGGCCGCGCCGATCACGGTCGGGCCGATGGCCTTCCAGACCGCCGTCGCGACCTGCACGATGCCGCGCCACAGCGCCTTCCAGAAGTTACGGAACCACTCGCACCGCTTCCAGAGGACGATGAAGATGGCGATGAGCGCGACGATACCGACGATGATCCAGACGATGGGGTTCACGGCCATCGCCGCGTTGAGTGCCCACTGAGCGGCGGTCTGCAGTCCCGTGACCACGGTGTTCGCCGCCTTGGCGGCGGTGTTCGCGATCCAGGCGGCGGTGTCCTTCGTCACCCCAGCGGCCGTGGACAAGACCGACGTGCCGACACGGACGCCGACCTTGAGCCCGCTGGCAGCCTTGCCCAGCACCGTCGAAACGGAACTCCTGAGCGCGCCACCAGCCTTGCTCAGACCGCTGCCGATGCCCTTGACGAGACTGCCCGCGATGTCCTTCCCCTTGGAGGCCGCGTCCTTGTACGTCTGCGGCGTGACGAGCTTCTTGATCAAGCCCCCCAGGGAGCCCGCCTTCCCCGAGAACGCGGACTCCGCGATCTTCGGGTCTTTGAAGCCCTGGTAGACACGGGCCAGGGCTGCCGCCGTTCCTTTGATCGCCCCGGCTCCCGACTTGATCGCCCCGGGAGTCTTGCCGAACGCCTTGGTGACGTTGATCAACGCGCTCATGCCCTGCGCCATCTTGCCGATCACGATGAGCACGGGGCCGACTGTCGCGCCGATCAGCGCGAGTGTGATGATCGTCTTCTTGGTGCCGTCGTCCAGAGCGACGAACTTGTTGAGCAGGCCCGTGAGCCACTTCGCGCCCTTCTGGACGTTGGGGATCAGTATCTTGCCGAACGTGATGGCCAACGTCTCCAGGGAGCCCTTGAGCTGCTCAAGCTGGCCGTTCAACCCCTTGGTGCGCGCCCGCGCCATGTCGGTCGCGGCGTTCTGATCGGAAGCCGCGTCGATGTACTTCTGGACGCCCCCCGCGCCCTCTTTCATCAGCACGGTCGCGGCGCGTGTCGCGTCGCTGCCGAAGAGGGTATTGAGGGCCAGGGTCTTCTGCTCTTGCGACAGCCCGCCGAGCTTGTCTTGAAGCTGCTGCGCGACCTCGGTGATCGGCAGGATGTTGCCCTGGGCGTCGGTGAAGTCGAGGCCAAGCTGCTTCATCATCTTGGCGGCCTTGTCCGTTGACGGGACGAGGCGCGTCAGCATCGTCTTGAGCGAGGTACCGGCGTCCGAGCCCCTGATCCCATTGTTGGCGAAGGCCGCGATGGTGCCGACCGTATCCTGCAGCGACAGCCCCGCGTTCATCGCCCCCGGCCCGACTTGCGACAGGGCCAGGGCCAGGTCTTCGACCGACGCGGTCGAGGCGTTCGCGCCCCCGGCCAGAGCGGCAGCGATGGCTCCCGCGTCCTCGGCCTTGAGGTTGAACATCCCCATCGTCTGAACTGTCGTCATGGCTGCTTGGCCGAGTTCCAGATCGCCCGCAGCCGCCAGGTCAAGCGCGGCCTTGAGTCCCCCGGCTGCGATCTCCGCTGGCCCCATGCCGCCCTTCGCCAGCTCCAGCATCGCCTGCGCGGCTTCCTTGGACGAGAAGATCGTGTCCGCGCCCATCTTCATGGCGAGGGCGTCGAGTTCCTTCATCCCCGACGCGCCGACCTTGCCCGCCGCCTGAACCTGGTTCATCACCTGCTCATAGTCCCCGGCCATCTTCACGGCCACGACTCCTGCGGCGATGACCGGAAGCGTGATGCCCAGGGTCGCGGCCTTTCCGACCGAAGCCATCGCCCCGCCGACGGTGCTCATGCGCTGAGCCGTCGTCTGCGTCTTGGCGATCTCCTGCCGCGTCTTCGCCATGCCCTTCTCGAAGTCACGGGTCGAGGCGCGGACTACGATCACAAGGTCACTCAGGTTCACGCTTCACCACCTTCGCGCCCAGAGCCGCAGCGAAGCCCCGCAGGTCTGTCGGGCCTTCGCTCTGCTCGTCTGGCCGTTGCAGCAAGAAGTCCTTGAGTTCGACGTTCTTGGCTCCTTGAGACACGGCGATGACGTGGCAGATGGACGCCGCCCGGTAGTCCTCCCGGCGTTCGCCGAATGGCTCCATCTCCTCGTACAGCTCCCACTCCGATAGCTCCCTGCTGCTCATCCGTTGGCCAAGCTCAGCGACCGACCAGCCCAGGGCGAGGGCTAGTCTGAACTGGAGTCGTCGGCTTGGCCGTTGGAGTTTCCCTCCAGCTTCTCCACGTCTTCGGGGCTCAGACCCGACGCCCTTGCGGCGGCTTCGAAGACCCGGCTGACCGCAGCCGCGCTCTTGGCGTTCAGCGCCGGGATGTCCTCGTCCTTGAAGATGCGGGTGTGGCTCTCAGGATCGACGACCGTTCGGATGACGAGCTTGGCGCGGAAGTTCTTGCGCTGCACCTCGCCGTCCTTGTCCGACACGTTGATCTCGAAGGCGTCCCGCTGGGCGACGTTCATCGGCTTGATCGTGACCAGACCACCCCACTCGGGGACGTTGATCTCGACCAGCTCGATGTCCACGGCGTTGAGAATGTCGTCGCGTCCCAGCTTCCTGGGCGCGACCTCCTCCTGCGGTTTGCGCGTGGTCATCTCGACCTCCTACTCCTGGGGCGTCTCACCCCGTTATGGGCTCGATCAGGCGACGGTCAGCAAGACCTCGCCCGTCACCTTGAGGGTGATGTCGGCGGCGATGAGACCGTTGACGGGGAAGTCGGGGCCGATGCCCTGCACCGTGGCCGCGAAGGCAAGCTCGTCGCCGCGCGGGCTGGTGATGGTGAAGTCCGTCTCGACGCCCGTGCCGTACAAGTCCCAGAGGGAGCCCGTGCCGCCGTGCGTCGGGTCGCTGGGATTCCAGTTGATCTTGAACGTCACGTTGCCCGACTTCTTGAGCCCAGCGATGCTCTCTTCGAAGTCGTCTGGCGAGTCGTGAGTCGTGGCGTCGATGTCGTCACGGGTCAGCTCGGGGCCTTTGATATCCCCGACCTCGGCGACGGTGCCGAAGCCGACGATTGCCAGCAGCGTCCCGTGGCTCTTGGTGGCGATGGTCATGTTTCCTCCTTGGCGTGCTTGATGGCGACGTGCTCGATCATCGCCGCCTTGCTGCCGGTCTGGTAGTTGCACGATGAGCAGATCAGGTGCGGGTGCCCGGCCCAGCGCGTCTCGCGCCAGGGCTTCCTCTCAGACGTCTCGACTGGGGGGCTTTCTCCTGCGTCCCCAGGGGAGCCCGCGTCAGTGGTCGCGTCGGCGGGCTGCGGGGCGTCAGGGGGCGTTATAATGCGGCGAGGGACACGTTTCGCCCGTGCCGTTGGTGCCTTCCTTCGGGTCTTCTTGGCTGCTGGCATCATGCTCCTTCGTCGAGCCAAGTGTATGCCTCTACGATCACGCGGTAGAGGGACTCGTCTGCGCCAGGATCGGCGTCGTGCACCGACACCTGCTGCGCGGCAATCGGGGCGGCGACCAGGGCCGCGCGCAGGGTGTCGGCTAGGGCCTCGGCCTCGTAGTGCGTCTCGGCCCAGCAATCGAACTGCCAGCGCATCTTGAGTTGCCCGCCCCAGCCGTCGTGCGTCGCGTCCTCGGTCTTGCCGAAGACGCGCCGGAAGACCACGGCGGGGAGCCTGTCGTGCGGGTTGGATGGAGTCCCCTGGGGGAGCCGCATGGGAAACAGGCGGTCGTCGATAGCATCGGCCAAGGGGCTCATACCCCCGTTGAGCAGGCTGTTGAAGAGGTCTTCGCTTGGCGTCGGCATCTCAGTCCTCCGGCAGCGGGGTGTTGTACCCCTCCACACTCGTCGCCATCGAGCCCGTGATCCCCCGCGCACTGACGCACGCCGCGAGGTGCGCGGCCAGAATCTTCGCAGCTTCGTCTTTGCCCGACTCGTAGGCTGGGCGCATGTACGGGTGTGGCCGCGAGCGCGACGTGCCGTACTCGACGTAGGCCGCATAGTAGACCGACGGCGCGACCTGGGCTTCGTCGGCCGCAGTCACACGACTCTGGATCGAGTTGTTGAGATCGCCCGTCTGACGTTGTGGCCCCCCGGCGTTCCCTGAGGCGTACCACTTCGCGCGCCGCTCGAAGACGTGACAGGCGGCGAGACAGGCGCGGCTGCGCTCGTTCATCAGTTTCCCGGTGATGGCCCCAAGCTGAGCCGTGAGCTTTCCCGCGCCGATCAGGTACACGTCGGGCATTACTGGCTGACCTCGCGCACGGTGATCTCCTGGCAGCCGATGTCTGGCACGGGGTCGCCGAAGACCGCCCCGATGACCGGCTCCAGGAGCACGTTCCCGAACCGCGCCGTGAGCTTCACCATGTCGCGCCGGGTCACGATCACGTCGGCAGCGATGGTCAGCTTCCACTCCGACGTGCTGATGGTGTACTCGGCCTTGGCCTGCTCCGTGGCCGCCTTGGTCGACGGCTCCCAGACGCACGGTATCTCGTCGCCCTCGCTGTAGACGACGAGCGGTGCCCCGTCGACATCCTGGCTCTCGCCATAGGTCAGGATGATGCAGCGGTCGAGCCAGGGAGTCGGGACGAAGGTCGCCATCGTCTCCAGTTCGCCAGGCTGCGGGAAGACGCTCATCAGAAGTCGCCCTCGTTCTCGACGAACTCCCCTTGGAAGACGCCGCCGTGGGTCGGGTCGGAGTCGACCAGGAGCGACGGGTAGCCGCCCCACTTCGACTTCAGCGCTGTCTCGTCGTCCCTGTCGATCACAAGCTCGGTCGACTTGATCGGA